AGAATCTGGTCCGAATCAAAACCTGCCATAGCCAAGAAGCCCATAGCGTCGGCAGCCTCTGATGCAGAGAACGCCGTTGTTGCGCCTAACCTTTTGGCTTCCTTTTCGAGAGCGTTAAACTGACTTGTGCTTGCTCCCGTCAGGGCTTGCACCCTGTTCATTCCCGTCTCGAAGTCAGCAGCAGAACGAACGGCAGACGCGCCAAAGGCAACGATGGGAGCCGTTACCGAAGCGGTAAGCACCGCTCCTGTTTTCTGTAAAGACTTACCTGCGCCGGACAGTTTTTGCCCGACCGAATCCATGCCTTTGTTGAAGTCCCGAAGATCGGCTCCAATCTTTACAACAAGGTCAGCAAGTCCCGCCATTTTTTTCCCTTACTTTTGCAACAGCCGTGTCTCGTAGAACCTTATACTCTGCGAGGCTTGGGCGGTTTGTTTGAGGCGTGTCAAGCAATTTTTTGGCGAGGTAGTCAAGCGGCTTTGGCTTCTTCGACATCGTGTTTTGAATCGCCTGCGTGACAAACAGCGATCTACGCCAAGCCTCCTTTTCCGCGTTCGTCTCGCGCTCCCGAGCGGCATTTAGCATCACCCACAGATCCCTGAACGAGTGCGTGTCCACATCCCTCGGAGTCATTCCAAAGTATGCGGCACACGCACCGTCCAGAGCGTCAAAGTCAGGGAAATAAGGATCGTCAGCCGTTAGGCTGTCGGAGTGGGCTTCGCCTTCTTCCCCGTTGGCTTTTTTTTGCCCTTATTGCCTTCGGCAAGTTTGGACAATGCTTCGCCTGCTTTTGCTATGATGTCAAACATCCCGCCATCTTCGTCGATGTCATCCTCGAATTGTTCGAGGGTGTACGTTGGCGAATCTGGCAGACAAGCCATCCATGCGAATCGGACCAGAGAGTCAAGGTCAGGATCGGATAATTCCGAGAGCCTGACCCTGACCCCGTGGCGTTCCCTTGCAATCCTCAACGCCTTTGGTCCGAGTTTGAAAACCCGTTCCTTACCGTTGATTGCGACCGGGATGCTATGAGGATGATCGTTGGTCATTGGTTTAAGGATTTAGGTGATTGGATCAGGTAGAGGTTCCTGTTGCTGCCGTCAGAGCGCCCGTAACCTGAATGTCTGCCGCGAACGTTGACACGTCCTCGTCAGGGAAGTCGAGGTTAAGAGCGGTCAAGACACCAGACCCGTAGAACTCGGTATCCCCCGTGTTGGTGGACGTAACGAGGAACCAGACTTTGCCATCAGCCGCAGCCATCTGCGTTTTGAGGATGGTGAAGCCTGCATCTTCGGTGTGGTCAAATACGCCGCCTGCGGACAGGGTAACGTTGCGCCGACCTGCGATAAAGGAAGAATCGTCACCATCGTCTTTGGTCGAGGTTTCGATTGCATTGCGTGACTGGCTGATTGACAGCGAGCGGACCAGACCGACGAGGGTGTATTCCGTTGCTTCGGCAGCCGTTGACGGTGCGCTTCCCAATGCGTACAGAAGGAAGTCCCGTCCCGAGTAGTTCTTTGCCATTGTTAGATACCTAACTGGTTAGTGATTTAATTTTCCCGTATACGGTAGGGAAGTGTTCGGTCAACAGTTCGGGACCGTCTTCTACGACTTGCCGATTGCCTGTCATCCTTTTGTTATCGTCAAGCGACCACATATTGACCGAGGTCTTTATGTCAAGCATGACGATACCTCTGCTTTCGCAGTCTCGTATTGTACGCCATTCAAACGGGTATGCTTCCCGGCGCACATAATTGGACATTTCTCTGTCCAAATACCTATTTATTCCTGACCTCCATAAGCGCCAACCCATGCGCCTCAGTATCTCAGATGTGACATAAGTACCCGCTCCGGGGTTGCACCGAGGCATATATACCGCCTCACCGTTTGCCGTGTCGTAGAAGTACGCATCGGCAAGTTGTATCACACCCGCTTGTGATTTGGCTTCCTCAACAAGCATTTTAAAGTATCCCCTATTCAGAAGATCATCTGACCCGATAACGATGACCCCATCTGGATTGTACAGACGTGCGGCGCTTAGTGCGTGATTCCATTTATCAGAAAGCGGATTGTTTGGCGCTTCGACATAATGCCATCCATTGTCGCAGGCTCTCTCCATTGATGCCCTGCCTTCGCTCCCGGCAGCCACCAAAATGAGTTGTATCCCATCCAATTTAAGATCGCGGTAGTAGCGCAAGACAATCCTTTCGAGCGCGTCACGCTTCCACAGGGTTGTTACAAGGGCAATCTTCATTGGTGGTTGGCTTAAGCCTGCTTGACCACTACCCTGATGCGATACGGCACTCCGTAGTAGTGTTCGCTCGGGTCGTTATCGTCTATGATCGTGTCCTCTGCATAATCCAGATCCCACCGTACTGTAACGTACCCCGCTATATCGAGATGATTGGTTCGGTCGGTCAATGCGGCAATGGCTGTCTCTGCGTTCTGCTGTGCCGTTGTTAGATCTTCTGCCCAAGACACAAGCGTATGGGTTACGTCACCGCCCTCGCTGTTTTTTGTTGTGAGTGGTCCCGGCGTAACTGTGCCGCCTCCAAAAACAGTATATGGCAAGGCTGTTCCATCAGGAGGGTTGACGTATGCGGTCACGCCCACGCTGTTCAGGCGCGTCCATATAGCGTTCTGTATTGCCCTTCGAGGATCGTTCATTTCTTGCGCACCGCCTTCTTTAGCCTATCGTGATGGGAAGCCTTCTCGGATTCTGCTGCCGGGTGCAGAAATGGTCTTGCCTTAATTTTGCGAGTGCCGAACTCGTGAAACTTGGCATAATGGACCTTCGTGCCAACTCCAGTCACCATGCCTCCCGTTGCGGCTCTGGCTACTGATCCCGTTGACTTCGACAATGCTCGTCCTGCTGTTCCTACGGTTGCATCCTCCGATTTTGTCAATTTGGGCAGATCAGAAAAATCGTTTTTAAAGGAAATGGCGATGCTGTTCTTCATCGTTGCGGTATCTACGAGCCACGCCGTAACCTTCGTTTGCCCATTCCTCATTTTCTTAGGTCTGGACCCGTAACTGCCAATGTTTTCTATTGCCTTCTTGCGAATGTTTATACCCGTAGTGGCAAGAGCCTTTTTGACATCTTGCTGTATCTGGTCTTGCATACGTTCAACATCCTGCAATGCTTTACGTAGAGCGGACTGCTCTATTCGTACCGTGAAACTCATGCGCGGCGCTCTGCTTTAACGACGATGAACTTGTCTCGGAAGTCTACATTGTCAACTGCTCTGACATCAAAGTACAGACCTTTGAAGTAAAGCCTGTACTTGTTAAGCATCTCGGTATCGGCTGACCCGAGGTCATCGCGGTAGCGCATCGTGAACTCGTGCGTGTATATGCCTTCGTTCTGGCTTGCGTTCACGACCTCTGCACCCTGCAAGGTTCTGACAGATGCGTATACCGTCTCAATGGTTGCCCAAGAGTCCGTAATCACACCGAGGTTGTTCTGCGGAGTGCTTGCCTGCACCGCCACCCTATGCCGCATTGCTCCAATCATCAGTAGCCGATTGTTCTGTGATGGGCGATTTCCGTGAGGATAGCGTACTCGCGCTCAGAGGCGTTCACCCTGTCCCTGTCATCATCCCCGCGTTTCTCGAACCATAGCGCCATGAGTTTGAGAACAGCGATCAGGATGTCAGCAGGAATATCGGTAGATGCGTTACCATATCCGGCAACGTAAACCAACGTACCTGCGCGGTCCATGCGGTTAACTTCCCAACCATCGTTGCGGTGTTTTAGGTATGATGCTTCGACAAGTTGCCAGTTCTCGGCGGCTTCGGTGTAGGACGTTTCTTCGCCTGCGCTGTTCTCATCGTAGATGGTCAGCGATGTAACCGACTGAACCGGAGGTCTGGGTATCTCAATCCGGTCCCGCATATCGTCTCCGTTCATCTCCCACGAATAGGTGCGGGTGATGAGGGAGCGCCGCAAGTATTCCTCGACACGGACACGAGCCGCCTTGATAAGGATCGTCAGGATCGCGTCTTGGCTCGTATCGGACGAGTCGATACGCAACCATTCTTTTGCTTCTGCTGTGCTTACTGGCTCAACAGAGGGTGCGGATGTAACGGTAAGCGACATGGCAGATGATTGTTAAAATGTAGGAGCCGGGGCGGGAATCGAACCCGCTCCACCCCGAGAGAGGAAAAGGTGTGCGCCTTTACACCACCCGGCTCGCCCACCTATTAGGTGTTGGATACGCGACCGTATACGATAGCC